GGTAGTTCGTGGGGCACGTCCGGGGTAATCGTTGGTACACCGACCATCGCGGTACTGGCGGATATCGTTGTAACAATAGGCCGTCGGCATGATGTGCACTTTAGCTCCAATTCCAGCGAGTTCAGGATAGCCGCAGCAAGTGCAAGGAGTATAGGCTTCAGATGTACCAGTGCATCAATGGCTTTAACCGCGATAGCCAAGCGCCGCCGGATCACGTTTAGAAGCACCAGCCAATCTATGGTAATATTACCGGGAGACGGAACGCCATCAGTACCAGCAGGCAATTATCTATTACTGGTTGGTGGTGGATTTGTTCTATTGACGAGTGGTGGAAAGATTATCAAGGTTGGCCCATGAGCAGAGCATTCAACGAACTAAGCGAGGTCACGGTAACGGCTTCACCGTTCGATATTAACGGTAATCCCTACACCCCGATAAATGCCCGCTACAAAGTCAATGACTGCTTTAGTGGTGAAATGGTGCCGTGGACCAACTTAACACCAGCGACAGAAATGCAGATAGTCATACCAGGCACCGTCAATACCATATTGCAGGACCGTATTCGACGACCGCCTGAAAGCAAAGTAGTCACAGTCAATACCGATGCTGGTCTATCTACCCAGCACTACGAGGAATACGAGTACAAGCTCAAGAACCTATCATTTGTAGAATAAGCAGCAGGATATAAGCGCATGAATTTACAGCACAAATATTCCATTGAAAGCAATGGTTTGAAATTTGAGTTAAAGATATGACGACGCGCGGTGCACCTGAAGGCAATAAGAACGCCGCTAACGGCATGGAGTGTCGTCAGGCACTCAAGCGCGCATTGGCTCACAAGTCAAAGAAAACCTATCGTGATGGCTTGGATATGGTCATGAACGAATACGTTGAAGCGGCTTGTGATGGTGAGTCATGGGCTATCAGAGACATGATCGACAGACTGGACGGCAAGCCCGCTCAATCAATGCAGCTATCAGGTCCAGACGGATCAGCTATGGAAATGAAATGGTCTGTTGAGGTTATTGAAGTCACCAATGACGACAATACAGATACCGAGTAAGTTCACGATTTGTTGTCCTTATCGGCGGGCGCGGGAGTGCTAAATCTGAATCTATTGGCCGCTTTCTAATCCTGAAAGCACAGACTGAGGCTGCTGATATCCTTTGCGGTCGTGAGTTCCAATCATCAATAGACGACTCAGTACATAAACTGCTCAAGGGATTAATTAAAAAGCTTGGTGTCAATGGGTTCGATGTATTAGAGAAGCGCATTGATTGCATGACAGGCGGTGGCTTTAGATTCAAAGGCTTTGCCAGAAACTCAGATGCAGTAAAGTCAGCACAAGATTTCAAGTATTCGTGGATTGAGGAAGCACAGACCCTCTCCAAGGAATCACTGGCTGATCTACTTCCTACGATCAGGGCCAAGGACTCACAGTTATATTTCACGGCTAACCCACAATCAAGCGGCGATGCGTTCTCCAGACGTTTCATTGTGCCGTTTCAAAAGGAATTGACCAAGAACGGTATATATGAGGACGATATGCACCTCATTGTGGTGATGAACTGGCGTGATAATCCTTGGCATAAAGAACTTGAACCACAGCGGCTATGGGATCTGGAGCATTTAAGCCGTGCAGAATACGATCACACGTGGGAGGGAGCATTCAACGACAGCATCGACAACGCCCTGATAGCGGCTGAATGGTTTGATGCAGCGGTAGATGCCCACGTCAAACTGGGCTTTGAGCCGAGAGGCGTTAAGGTGGTATCTCATGACCCATCCGACAAAGGCCCGGATGACAAAGGATTATGCTTCAGGCATGGCTCGGTGGTACTGGACGTGGTAGCGAGGGATAACGGCGACGTGAACGAGGGCTGTGACTGGGCTACTGACTACGCCATCAAAGAGCAGGCAGACGTGTTTATCTGGGACTGTGATGGTCTGGGTGCGACCTTACGCCGGCAGGTACTATCGGCTATAGCTGGTAAGAAAATGCAGCACGTTGAATTCAGGGGCTCAGGCAAGGTACACGACCCAAAGAGAACCTATCAGCACACCGATACGCATTCCGACACCAAGGCCAAGACCAACGAGCAGACCTTCAAGAACCTGCGAGCGCAGCGGTACTGGGACTTGCATGATCGCTTCTATAACACGTACGAGGCTGTGACCAAGGGCAAGTACCATGATCCTGATGAGCTTATCAGCCTGTCGTCGGACATTGATAACATGGCGGCATTACGGGCTGAGGTGTGTCGCATACCGTTAAAGCAGGGAAGTGGTATGATTCAGGTCATGAGCAAGATCGAAATGAAGCGTGCTGGCATAGACTCACCCAACATGGCAGATGCCCTGATGATGAATATGGATAACCCGGCGATGGTTGCACAGGCAACAGACATGCACTTTCGGACACGGCTATGAGCGATCATTTCGACGATCATGGTGGTGTACTGGCTATGCTGGCAGATGCACAAAGCGTGGAGAGCGAGCGAAGAGGCAAGGTCAGGGAGGTACATTCATTCCTCAACGAGCCTGATGGTCAGTGGGAGGATAGCGTATCCGATGACTTCTCAGGTCGTCCCAGGTACACACTGGATCGCTGTAATGACATTGTGGATGATATTGCTGGTGAGATGGAACAGGCCGACTTCAACATATCCATAAAGCCAGCCGGTGGAGATTCAACCAAGGACCTTGCCAAGACCTACGATGGTCTGATTCGTTACATCGAGAACCTGTCCAATGCAACGGACATATTCAATGCGGCTGGACGTTCTATGGTGGCGGCTGGTTTTGATTGCTGGCGAGTGGCTCAACGATGGGGTGATAACAACAGCTTCGACCAGGATCTATACATAGACCCGATATCAGACGCGGTAGATAAGGTCTGGTTCGACCCCAATTCCGTACTGCCGACGCGTGAGGATGCTCGCTGGTGCTTTGTGTTGCAGGCGATGGTCAAGGTCGATTACGAGGAAGCATTCCCAAAGGGCTCGGCTCAGTCTATATCCGAGGCCACCTATGACTTCACCAATACATTGCAGACTTTTGACAAGCCGGACGTGGTGGTAGTGGGTGAGTTCTTGTACAAGGTCAAGCACAAGGTTCGCATTGTCGAGATGAATAACGGCTCGGTGTATGTGGATGACGAGAAGTACCAGCAGATCAAGGACGAGCTTGCACAGAGTGGTGGTTGAAAAGCGCAACAGAATACGAGAATTGGATATGGTCAAGACCCGCCTGTTAGATGGTGGTGGTTGGTTGTCTGAAGTGCAGGATACGGTATTTGAACTGTTGCCGATTGTGCCTACCTACGGTAACTGGCGTGTGTCTCAGTCAGTCCCGAGTTATTGGGGCATTATCTCAAAGAAGATGGATGCACAGCGCATCTATAACTATTCCGAGTCAAGGAAGGTTGAAGAGGGTGCGTTGGCGCCATTGGCCAAGATTATGGTTACCTCTACGCAGATCGGTGCACACCGTGACGAATGGGAGAACCTGAACGTTAGTTCCGACCCGGCATTGCTGTATGAGCCAGATGGTGTTGCACCACCACCGTACAAGATAGGCGGACCTGAGATTAATCCGGGTTTGGAGTCTACCTCGGCCTCGGCACAGGCCAACTTACAGAGCACCGCTGGAATAGACCAGTTGAACGGGCAACCGATAGGCTTGCAGTCCGGTGTTGCAGTTGAGTTAAAGCAGAACAAGGGAGATACCCGGAACTATAAATACACCGCATCGTTACAGCGTTCGATCTGTCATACCGGCAAGATCCTGATGCGGGCTATTCCGAAGGTTTACGATACACGCCGGCAGGTCAGGGTGATTGGTGAGGATAATGTATCGTTCGAGATGGTGACGTTGAACGAACCGGTGATTGACGAGCAGACCAGTGAGAAGGTGGTGCTCAATGACTTATCCAAGGGCTTGTATGATGTGACCTGTGATGTTGGACCAGCCTTTAAGAACCGCCAGTCAGAGACAGCCAATGCGTTCAAAGAGATAGCGGCTATTGACCCAGCCATTATTCAGGAAGGCAAGGATATCTGGTACGGCAATCTAAACGCACCGGGCATGGATCTTCTTGCAGAGCG